GGTTTCCGCTTCTGCGGGGTTGTAGTTCTTGATGTCGTCCATGATGTTCTCCTTTCCAATAGTCCTGTTTATTACTTTCCGGTTGTGGTATCCTGTCCCTGCTCCGGCAGATCCAGAATTTCTCGGATAGCTCGGACGATCTTCGGGGCGTTTCGCTGCCCGGTAAGGATCTTTGAAATATATGCGTCGTCTACATAAAGACCGGTGCGTTCTGATACTTGCTTGGCAAGTTGCGCTTGTGTTTTTACGGGAGATTTAATCAGTCTCGTCTTAACTTCCAAACCAAAGCCCGTATATTCAGCCATAGTGACAAAATTCCTCCCTTCTTAAAAAATTAAGTTGACAGGTACAAAATCTTGTACTAATATATAAGTGTCACCAAACATAAGCACTATTTTTTGTACCTGTCATGGCTTGATTATAGTACAAGCACTTGTACAAGTCAACCTGTATTTGTACAAAAATTAGAGCTTCCATTTTGTGCACAAAAATGGAGGGCCTAAAATGTCTGATTTGTACAATCGCATTTACGATCTGTGCCAAGAGAGAAATATCAGTGTTGGGAAAATGTGTAATGAACTGGGGATCAGCCGTGGAAACCTTACGGAGTTGAAGATGGACCGGATAAAGACCTTAAAGGCCGATAATTTGACTAAAATATCCGGCTTCTTTGGTGTATCGATCGATTATCTCCTTGGCACAGAAACAAAAAAGGCGCCCACCCAGGAGGGTGAGCGCGAGATAGGCTTTGATGATTTCACCTATGCCTTTTATGAAGAATCCAAAGATCTCCCTGATGAAAAGAAAAAAATGCTCCTTGAGATGGCCCGTTTTATGAAAGCGGACATCGAAAAAGAGAAAGGGTAATAGCCTATGGATAGGCTCTTAGCGCTTTATCGGAAACTCAGCCAGTCTGGAACTAAATTCTATATGTGGGATTTGGACGACGATAAGGCTGTCACTCTAGAAGTGGGCGGGACGTATGGGATATTTATGGACTTCGACAATATTCCTTCTTCCAGAGATGAGGCTGCTGTCGTTGCTCACGAAGGCGGCCATGCGTCCACAGGAGCCACGCATAAGGTATGTAGTCCATTCGATTTGGTTGAGAAACACGAGTATAAGGCTTGGAAGTGGGCCGTTCAAAATTACATATCAGAGGATGATTTAGATGAAGCTGTAGCCGATGGGTACACGGACATTTACTCTTTAGCTGAACATTTTGGAGTCCCAGAGGATTTTATGCGCAAAGCTGTCTGTTGGTACACACACGGGAATCTAGCAGCAGAATTGTATTTTTGATGCCAGGAAATAGTTTTAGAAATCACAGCGCTACCAAAAAACTTCCGGATATACCTGATGTCATAGGTGCCATGAAATCTTGCATCTAGAAGGATCTAAAGAGGAGGCAGTGTAAATGGCGAAGATTCTTGCAAAAAATTTATTTGACTACTTGGATGGTCTTGGGGATTTACCTCAAAACTCTGTTTTCCGGGTCGTGTTGGAAGGAGAATTTCTTTCCTTGTATCGCATTAAGTTGAAAACCTTCGGCGCAGATGAGATCATACAACACTATAAGATAAGCACATCTGATATTCTGGCGCTGGATCAGGTGAAAACGTCAGAACTGCAAAACCAGTCTGTTTTGGGCCGTGGCGTAGTTGGTGGGCTTCTATTCGGCCCTGTTGGTGCGCTATTGGGAGGAATGAGCGCCACCGGAAAGCAGAAAATCAAAACAACATTAGCGATAAGCTATTTGCCTTCCAACGGAAATGAGCCAAAAACTGTGATTCTGGCAGATGCCGCTGCCTGGGGAGGAAATAATGCTGTCTCCATAGCAAAGTTAAAAAACGAACTTGCGAAGCAGCCAAAGTCTGAACGTGTAGTTCGGTATCTGGGGCAAACCGTCAATGAGGACGGAAGCATTACATTATAACCACCAGTGTCACCCAATGACTGTCAGGAGGTTTTACGCATGTTAGACGAAAAAGACTTACAGTCCATCCAAACCATGATTGACGCATCCATCCGGGCATCTGAAAATCGTATGATTGCCTATTTCGATACAGATGTCATGCCGAAGTTTGACCTGCTGGCAGAGGGGTTACAAGGCGTGCAGGCAAAGCTCACCCCTATGACCAGAATTGAGGCCATAGAGGACGACGTGGCTCTCTTGAAACAGGTGATCCGCTCCATGAGCAAGGAGCTGGCCGAGCTGAAAAAAGCGCAATAAAAATACCGCCCCCGGTGCGGGAACACCAGGGACGGCCATAGAGGGGGCAGATTGCTTTGCGGGCGCTCTGCCCTTCTATTTTAACAGAATAGGGGGAAAAGTCAATGGCGAGAAAGTCAGCCGCCGGAAGCGGCACCATTCGTAAAAAGACCGTGACCCGCAGTGGGAAGCAGTATACCTACTGGGAGGCGCGGTACACAGTAGGACGAGACCCAGGCACCGGAAGGCAGGTGCAGCGGAGCATCACCGGCAAGACGCAGAAG